TAAAGAAAAAACAAGAAGAATGGGCCGAAAGGGAGGAAAAATGACTGAGGCGAAGGAGTTTCCGCCGCTCAAGGAAGCACTGGGAGAGGTCTTCGACGAGTTAACGAAAGAGCCGGAGGAGAAAGAGACCCCAACGCAGGACGACGTCGCGGAGGAGTCTGAGTCTAAGGAAATCGAGGTGAGCACAGACGAGGTGATCGAGCCTGCCGAGGCAGGCGCCGACGAGGACGAGCCGGGTGAGCCTGAGAAGACTGAGGAGGATCCTGAGTCTGAAGAGGTGATCAACCCCCTGCAGCACTGGCGCCCCGAAGACAAGGAGATGTTCAAGAGCATCCCCCGCGAGGCGCAGGAGTTCCTCATTGAGAGGGACAAGAACTTCCAGGACTTCCAGGCATCGGTCACACAGAAGCAGGCCGACGTCGCGGACATCAAGCGTGCGCTCGACCCGGTGCGCGAGGAGTTGACGAAGCAGGGTGTCAGTGAGGCTGATGCCGTGCGCCGGCTCATCGGGGCACACATGCGCCTCAAAGACGACCCAGTGAACACAATGCGCGAGTTAATGGCGAGCTATGAGATTGACATTGGGGATCTCACGGGAGAGAATGGAAATGGAGAAAAGGTTGACCATCCCGACAGTGCAGCAAGGCGGGAGGTCAAAGAACTCAAGGAAGAGTTCCAAAAGGAGCGTGATGCGAGACAGATGGCAGATGGTCAGAAGCTTGCGACGGAGATCGAGGCGTTCAAGGCAGACCATGAACACTTCGACGATGTGCGCGAAGAGATGACCGATATCGCCTGGTCGTATCACCGTAAGAAGTTGGATCTTCCGCCATTGGCAGACTTGTACGAGAAAGCCTGTTGGCAGAACACGTCCGTTCGGAAGAAGATGATCGCCCAAGAGGGCAGTTCAAAATCTGAGAAGGACACTGTGGATGCCAAGAAGGCGAAGCGAGCCTCGAGTGCGAAGGTTCGGTCTACTCCCAAGTCGTCGAGTGAGCATGCCGAGAAGGAAACAAAGACGCTGCGTGAAGACCTATCAGCAACGTACGACAGACTTAACGCGAGGTAAACAAAATGGCATCTCCCAACACAAGTTGGACCGAGATTGTCACCACCACGCTGGAGTCCAGGAGCGGTGAGCTCGCTGACAACGTCAGCAACAGCAACGCGCTCTTGGCTCGTTTGTCTTCCAAGGGTAACATCCGTACCGCAAGCGGCGGGCGTGTGATCGCCGAGGAGCTGGAGTACGCAGAGAACGCGACGTTCAAGTACTACTCTGGCTACGAAACTCTCGACATCAACCCCTCCGACATCGCGACGGCGGCGGAGTATAACTGGAAGCAAGCGGCAGTGGCCGTGACAGCCTCTGGTCTGGAAGTAGAAGTCCAGAACTCGGGCAAGGAAGCTGTGATCGATCTCCTCGACAAGAGGATCGGCAACGCCTTCCGTACGATGAAAAACCAGATCTCAACCGGCATCTATTCTGATGGTACTGGCTCCTCGAGCAAGCAGATCACTGGTCTGCAGGCACTGGTTGCTGATACCCCGACCTCCGGCACCGTCGGTGGCATCGATCGTTCCGTGTGGTCTTTCTGGCAGAACCAATTCCTCACCGACTCGACGATGAGTGCGTCGGTGATCCAGGGGTACATGCAGACCTTGTGGCTGGAGTGTTGCAGAGGATCGGACAAGGTCGACCTCATCACTGCTGACCCCTTGTGCTATACGTACTACTGGGATGCCCTCCAGGCAATCCAGCGCATCACCAATGAGGGCTCAGGCATGGCCTCTCAGGGGTGGGCGTCACTCGGCTTCCTCACCGCCGACGTGGTCTACGACGGAGACAGTGGACACCCCGCGATTGGGATGTACTTCCTGAACACGGACTTCCTCTTCTTCCGTCCGCACGTCAGTCGTAATTTCGTTCCCTTGAAGCGGCGTGAAGCGACCAACCAGGACGCTTTCGTTGTGCCGATCGTCTTCGCAGGGAACCTGACCATGAGCAATGCTGAACGCCAGGGCGTTCTGCTCAAAACTGGGAGGGCCTGATCATGGCATGGCGAACAATTGACCTCCCGGGTGCTCAAATCGAAACTGTTGACGCGGCTGCGGTGTTCAACCTCGGCCAGACCTGCAAGGGGCGGGATACCACCACTGGGTACATCGGCGAGTTCATGTACGCGCAGGGCGCGTCGTCTGTCGCTGCTGGTAGTTGGGTTCTCTTGAACTACACCGACAACGTGGTGTCGTTGCTTGGGGACACAAACATCGGTCCGGTCGGTGTCGCGGTGTCTGCGGTAATTGCGAGCACGTTCGGGTGGTTCCAGACCAAGGGCCGCGCAGAAGCGAATCTCGCTGCATCGTGTGCTGACAACGCTGCGTTGTTCACCACTTCAACCGCAGGGGCGGTTGATGACGCTACGAGTGGTGAGTTCCAGATCTACGGTGCTCGTTGCGCAGAGACAGTCACGTCTGCTGCGGTGGGCGAAGTCGAAATCAGCGACCCGCAGGTTGGCCCACCTGACGGATCGTAAACAATAACCCCGAGGTGGTGGCCGATGCCGCCACCACCTCTTACTTGAGGAGGTCCAATGGACTTTGATATGTCTTGGGAAGAGGCGGTCAGTTTGGCAGGGGCGAAGGACAAGGACGATAATTGCATAGCGATTTTCCACATGGAGTCCATGCGTGACGAGGATGCGACGAAGGAAGCGGGCAAGCCAGTCTTCGCGAATATTGCGTTTGTGAAGATCATCGCCCCTGGCAACGACAAGGAGATCGTGGATCGTATTGTGTTGCCGAAAGACAAGGAGAGGTTCCCGAAGGAGTGGTTCAAATTCACTCACAACGAGGCGCCGGAGGTGGACGGGACGCCCATCGAGTTCTGGCCGCAGTTGGACAAGGCGCAAGCGGACACTCTCAAGGCGAACAACATCTTCTCCGTGGAGAACCTCGCTGGCGTGTCTGATCAGGACATTAGTGGGCTTGGCATGGGCATGCTCGAGCTCAAGAACAAGGCGAAAACCTGGATTGATTTACAAGACGGCAGCGCGGACATCAACAAGTTGGCAGAGAAGAATCGTAAACTAGAGGAGCAGCTTGCTGCCCTCACAAAGAAAGTCGCGGCGCTTGAAGACATCCCGCAGGAGACGAGTGAGAAGAGTGTCGACCTTATGTCGCACTTGGCGATATAGAGGGATAGTATAGACAGACGCCCGCGCAGCTTGGAGCGGGCATGGGTAAGACAGTCCTGGAGATTGGCAATGCGGCAGCATCTGCTTGCGGTTTACCGCAGCAGACTTCTCTCATCGGTAACTCCAATCAGAATGCGGTAAGGATCCTCCAGTCCGTCAAGGATGCTGCAGGGAGGGATGTGTTCAGGGGGCAGGACTGGGTAACCCTCCAGAATGAGCACACCTTCACCAATGGCAGCGTTCCTGCGGTATACGCTCTCCCAACTGACTACGACCGCATAATCAACGGGACGATTTGGGACAGGACGAACGAGCGTTCGTTGGTTGGCCCAGTGACAGCGCAGCAGTGGCAGCGATACGAGTCGGGACTCGACGGGCTGACTGGCTTAACGAAGCTCTTCCGCATATGGAACAGTGAGTCCGCAGGGATAATCTCAAAGAAAATCAGAATCTACCCCGGGGATGCTGATGGTGCGACAATAGCCTTCGAGTACATCTCCAAGGACTATGTCGTAGATCCAAATGTCGCGACGTTCAAGGACGAGGTGGATGACGACGGTGACAGCTTCCTGTTCGACGACGACCTCGTGGAGGTTGGCGCGACATGGCGGCTGCTCCGCAACCTCGGGATGACGTACGCAGACGAGCGCATTGAGTTCGAGACCCTGATAGACGAGCGGTCATCCAATGACGGTGGCGCTGGATCGTTGAGCATGCAGCTCCGATCCACATGGCAGATACGCGATCCCAACATCCCTGACACAGGTTACGGAGCGTAGCGTGCGACCGCGTACGCAACGTGGCGAGATCATGAGGCCGGCGAGGCAGCGGCGTTCGCAGAACATGCGCGTTGAAGCACCCATCGGCGGGTGGAACACGAGGGACAGTCTCGACAACATCCCGCCGACCGATGCCATCAGCCTCGACAACTGGGTGCCTGACCTCGGTGAGGTGAAGACACGCCCCGGGTACACTGAGCACTGTTGGGTTGGTGATGTGACCACAGGGGCTGAGTTGATTATCAACCCCGGCTTCGAGAATGCAGGCGGCGGTGGTGCGGACGTCTTCGCGAACTGGACGGAAGACACGGGGAATGGTGGGACTGTCGGCCAGACCTCTGACGCGAAGCATGGCGGGACGTACTCGTGTGCGCTTGGATCGCCTCTCGCTCCAGGTCCATCGGCACATGTCCGTCAGGCATTTGTGACTGTAGCAGCGACTGCCTACAGGCTGATCTTCTGGACGTATTCATCGAAGCCGGCGAGTGACATCTTCCCGCGTCCTAGATATGCCGTATACGATGTCTCTAACGCTGCTTACATTATCGCGGTGACAGAAGTTGAGCAAGTCGGTGCGGTGTGGCAGAAAACCTCTGTGAGTTTCACTACTCCTGGTGGGTGCATATCTACACGGGTAGCTTTATGGGGGGCAAATGTGCTCGGGTTGTACCCCGGGCTGGTTCTGTTTGATGATGTCTCTGTTTATGCCTCGACTGCCATCGGCGATGTAGAGACCCTCGCAGAGTACAGCTCCGGCGCCACAAGGAAGCTCATCGCTGCGACAGCCAACTCGTTCCTTGATGTCTCCACAGCGGGATCGCCCACGGACATCACCAATGGCGCAACGATCACGATGAACAGGTGGCAGTCAGTCAACTTCGACGGCAAGATCGGGTTCGTCAACGGCACAGACGACCCGCTTGAGTGGGATGGCACGGGCGCCGGGGTAGACCCGATGACTCTAACCGGCCCCACCAAGGCGAACGTGATAGGCGTCAATGCCTTCAAGCACCGCACATGGTTCTGGGAGGATGGCTCACAGGACGTGTGGTACTCCGCGCTGAACACGCTAGGCGGGGCATGCACGCAGTTCCCGCTCTCCCGCGTGGGGCAGTTCGGTGGCTCACTCATCGCGATGGTGACATGGACTCGCGACGGCGGCTCAGGACCGGACGACTTCGCTGTCTTCGTCATGAGCTCCGGCGAGGCGATCATTTACCAGGGGTCGTCACCGGCACTCGCGGGCGACTGGGCCATCGTTGGTGTCTACGACATCGGTGAGCCATTGAGTGTTCGTTCCGTTGTGAAGTTCGGTGGTGACATATTCATCATCACTCGCCTGGACTACGTCAACCTCTCGCAGGTCATCCCAGGTGCCGAGGCGTACAGGGACAAGAGCAAGGTTGTCAAGGGGCTACGCGACGCCATTGGCACAGGCGGGGGGGTGTGGGGCTGGGAAGCGCAGATCTACCCGAAGCGTCAGCTTGCGATCTTCAACCACCCAGTGTCGGCGGGCACGGAGTACGAGCAGCATGTCATGAACACTGTGACAGGCGCGTGGTGCCGATTCACTGGCATAGTCTCACACACATGGCAGGGTTACGCGAGCAGGATGTTCTTCGGGTCAACCGATGGGTATGTCTACGAGTTTGACACGAGCCAGTCCGACGCCGGCACAGCCATTGAGTCTGAGTTCCAGACTGCATGGCTCCCGCTCGGTGGGTACGGGAACAAGAGCTTCATCGCGGTGCGCGAGTTCACCATGGTGAATACAGACATCAACACTGAGAACCAGTACGTCGTCGACTACGAGAACTTCTCAGATCAGGCGTACCCCATCTCGGTCACCTCCGGCTTTGCGGAGTGGGGTGACCCGTGGGGCACGCCATGGACTTCTCAGGACGCGGTTGACAAAGACTGGGAGACTGTGGGTCTTTACGGTGAGGTGATCTCCATTCGCAAGCGCCTAAGCACAAAGCAGCGGGTGCGTCACCTCGGATCATCATGGCTCTACGAGCCGGGGGAGAGGTTGTAGCATGCAGCTCATACTGCCGACCACTGAGGATGAGTCCATGGAGTTTAAGGAGTGGATCGCAGAGAAGCACGGTCAAACGACGAAGGCCTTCGCCGACAATGCCTACGGGTATGGCGTGAGGAACGGTGACGGTGAGATCGTCCTCTCGGTGGTGGTACAGGCGTTCCACAACCCCGGCAACATCCTCGTGCAGTACTTCGCGGACGACCCGAGGCTCTTCTTCCAGAAGGGTCTGATCAACGAGTCGTTCATGGTGCCGTTCCACCCACCGTTCGAGGCACGGCGCATCACGCTGGTAATCAACGAGGTGAACGAGCGGTCCATCAGTGTAGCGAAGCGTATGGGGTTCAAAGAAGAGGGTAGGATGAAGCAGCATTTTGGTGACGAGACGGCGGTAATCCTCGGATTCATTCGCCCTGATTTGGAGGCGTGATATGTGTTGTGGTGGTGGTGGCGGTGA